GAGCATATTGAAACTTCAGTAGCCATAAAAGAAATATAACAAAGGGGAAATTATATAGCAATACAATTCCCCCTAAGTTAAAGCTACTTAGTCTACAATATAAGTTATATATCCGACTAAATCATCACCATCAGCCAATGCAGCGATTGCTTTGGCAGCTATCACGACACCATCTTTACTTTCAAAGATATGTGTACCGCCAGTTGCTTTTTCTGCTGCTAAAGCACTTTCAACAGCAAAGTACCCAGCAGTATCTACATCAAGACCATCAACCAGACCATCAGGGTCAGCTGCAGTTGTTGTTCCATCCATAGCAGTAAAAGATTCCCAGCCTATATCCATTGTTTGTGAACTTGCAGTCCAGTTACAATAGAAGCGTGAAAGCCCTCCAATAATCCTAACACGGCCAGCAGGTAGTTCGCCTAGCGCTACTGTTGAACCAGCATCCCCAACACCATCTTGGTCATGAGTAAAGAACATAATGCGTTCTCTACCATGCATTTCAGTTGTGTTGTTAGGAGTAACAGGAGTCGCAGTAGCATTTGTGTACTCAGTAGATTTTTGAGTTGTAACAGCCATTTTAACCTCCTATTATTCGTTGCAAGCAATTTCTACCATTTTTTCTTCTTCAATGCGTGTAGCACCGATAGTCATGGATAGAAATACTTGGGTTGCATAGTTTTTATCAGCACGTTCAGATATTTTTGTAGAAATGTCAGAGCCTATAGCAAGACCTATAGCAGATTTAGCAAATGCTAAAACTTGTCTTGATGGAGTACTATCAGTATTTAGCCTTTCTGACCTAATGAACTTGAAACCCATAAAGGTATCAATATCTCCCTGAACCAAAGTTTTTATAGTATTGAAATCAGAAGATGTTACTTCTGTTTCAGCTAGCAGAGCATCAATTTGTTCTGCTGAGCATACTAAAAATTTTTCTTCATCAGGGTCTACTTCTGCTGCATCTAAAATCTTTTTAGCAGAACGTAGTTTAGCAACACTAAGATCAGCACTACCATGAGCTACTTTTTGGCCTGATGGTAAAGAAACCGAAGTTCCACCAGCAGCACCACTATAAGCAGTTCCTGTAGCAGCATCAATAATTGCAGTATCCATTGCTCGGCCCATTGCATTTGCACCAGCTATAGCGTATTCAGACTGAGGTGAAATTAACATTCTGACCTTATCTTCTTGGTCTATTAAATCCGCCCAATCGTAATCATCGAGAGATACTTTACGTCTTGAATGAGGTGTATCCATTCTAGGAGTATCGCTATGACGACTTGTACGTTTTTCTGCTGCAGTTGAACCAATCCTTTCAAAGAATGCGCTTTTACCTGTAACCATTTCTACACGTACCGCATTTCTTAGTCGAGAACCTTTTTGCTGAGCCAAATGCAAGACATTACTCTTATATTGTTCGACAAAAGCTGTCGTTATTTGAGTAGACATATTATTGTCTCCATTTATGCAATATTAAAAGGATAGTGGACATACCTCCCCATGAGAATACATCATATCCCATAAGTCGGCTTTTTGTCCTAGAAGGGAAAACCTTGTTAGTTACGCCTAACCAAACGAATTATCTGTTATCCAATATAAGGGCAGATAAAGTATTTTCAATATAACACAAAAATTATTTAAGCACCATGCACTTTTTCATGTAATTGTTGCATCCTATCAACTGCTTCTCTATGTTCTGGATGGTCTGCTTTATGATAAGCATGGTCTTTATCTGCAAACACTTTAGCTATTTCATCTTTTGCGTCTAATGCGGATACTGCCAAAGTATTATTTTGCGTATTTTTTGCCATATCTTCCGTTACATCTTCGCCCAAACGCGCAAAGAGTCTAATAACTGCAGGATGATTACCAGCCCCACCATCCATTAAGGCTCTTAATTCATCATCACCATAAACATCCAAAGCCCTATGTGCCGATCTTAATTTCTTATCGTAATCAAAACCCCATTCCTGTTTAAGGGATTCTTCGGTACTTCCTTTATCGGAAACCGCAGCATATTCGCTTTGTTTTAAATCATGCTCTATAGCGCCAAGCTGATAATTAATTAAAGCATTAACTTGATCGTTATTAAGACCAATCTGATGCGCTACATTTTTAAACTGATTTACATTTTCCTCAGAGAAAAATTGTTGGTGAGTATCTGGAATATTAACTTCGTACTTTCCAGCTTCTTCAGGCCTGCCTAGTTTGTCATACAACTCGGCTCTTTCTTCATCAGTTTTAGGGATTGGTACTAAACTCCCCATTCTTTTTTGCTGGTGTACTAATGTTTTCGCTGCTGATTCAATATCGTTAATATTTTGAATAGTAGCATCATTTTGTAATTCTTCAGATAAACCAGATCGCCAATCTGTCGGATTATCACTTTCACCAGATCCAAGTAAAGTATCCTCTACTGGATTGTCTTGTGTTGTGGTCTCTTGTTCTTCAGCCATTTTCTTTGTCCTCTTCTAGTAAGTTTAATATACGAATAATTACCGATCTTTGTCCTTCTCGGTAAGCAGTTTCATAAGGGTCTTTTGAAAAAGAACTCCTATGATAATAAGCCGATTGTAAATCAGCTAATACGGTTTCTCCCTCTGTAGATGTAAAGGTAGAAAGATAAATCTTTTTTATATCTTTTAATTCTGCGTCAATCATTAAGCAGGTAGGCCTTCTGTTTCAGCAGCTATAGCTTCACCCATTTCTGCTAAAGCTGGATCAGACATTGTTTGCGCTGCTTCTGCGCCTGTTTTCATAGTTTCTGCTTGTGCTTGGGCTTGTTGCATTTGCATCATCATTTGTTGTTGTTGCGCCCTCATTTGCCTCATTTGGTCTACTTCATCCCTACCTCTAAGAATAGTCTTAGGTACACCTAGCAATGTTGCTCTTACACGTATTGCTTCATCATGATTTATTAAATCCATAACGCCAGGATCGGCTTGTGCTACATTCATAGCTAGTTGATATAACCTTTCAACAGCTACAGCTTCTTCCATTCTTTGTGAACGAGCCAATGGGCCAACATATTCAATATCCATATCCGAGCCTTCTGTTTCTTCTGGCGGAGGAAGTACAGCATTTGCTCTGGACATGATTCCATAAACTCTTTCAATTAACGGATTTAAAAACTCTGACTGGAATCTGCCTAATGTTGGGCCAAGTAAACGCTGCATTAATTCATATCTTACTTGCACTTCTGTTGCCGTCATTTGTGGGCCTTCTTGTAATTGTAACTGGTCTGAATAATATGCTTGACGTATTGCTGTACGTAATTGTGTTTCCTTCATATCTGTTATTTGCCAATTAGAACCAATCTCAAGAGGTTTAACAGCTGAATCAGAACGCACTACAGTAATTCCTGCAGGTGTCATTCTTACACGGCCTATCACACCATCATCTTGCACAAGTAATGGCGGATCAATAGCTTTAGCCCATGCTTTCAAACCAATCTCAACAGCTTTATTTAATGTTTTAATATCAGGTAAAGCATTAAAGGCAGGACTTCTACCAAATATTTCACCTGTTGCTTTTGACCATCTTGGCACAAGATAAGGAAATTCATTATAACCGCCTACCCTAACTTTCATTTTATCTTCTACACAAACATGGCAAGAATGAAAAGGCAGTTTTGTAGCAGACTTGCCTGTAGCCCTTTCGTAATCTTCTGTAGGCTCTACAGCATGAATAAAGTTAAACTTTTTCTCTGGTGAATCACCAGCTGCCTTCTTAACTTTCTCCCCTACATTATCTTCACCAAATTCCTGAACAGCTTGTCTTGCTGTAAGTTTATATTTGCGATAAAGCGTATCTACCTTACCTGCAATATTTTCCTGTATATAATATTCGGCAATATGCAAAGTATTAAAATGAACACCGCCAACATCATATCCTTCATTAGCTTCCTCTACAAAAATGGCAGCTGTGCCAATAGAGCAAAGATCCATATACAATTCATGGACTTCGGTATTAAAATTTGTATCATTAAACAAGTCATACATTCTTCTCGCAGTATCTTCCAGCCAAAGCTGTACATCTCTTTGTTCATTAAGTTCTTTGTCTCTTATCTTTAAATGAAACCATGCTAATGATGGAGAAGTTAATGTACCTTGCAAACTACTTGCTAAAAGATTAGAAGCTGTAATTGCAGTTGAATCAAATAACCTTTCTGTTCTTTTCTCGCCTTTGGAACGAACAAAAGTAATATCGGCTTTTCTTGGCATAGTGTAATCCAAAATTTCCTGCCAATGGGTTTCCCATGTTTGGCGCTCTGCCTCCATCCTGGCACATCTTTTTTTAATGTAGTCAAAAGTATCCATTACGAATAAGCACTCTTACTAGAACCGCCTAAAAGTGTTTTAGCTGTTGCTGCTTCCTCTTCAACGCCTTTACCACTTGTTAAAATAGTACCGTATTGACCTTGCCTTTTAGATGCCAACATTTTATCTTTTGCCCTTTCCAGCTTCGCCTCTTCTTCTTTTTGCCTATCCTGCAAAGAAGTATCTACAGCAGGAGGTGGAGGAGGCATTTTAGGTGCTGATTTACCGCCCATGTTTAATTTCCTCTATAACCATTTACATTCTTCTCTTAACATACCATATACAGCTGCATCTACATATTTATTTTTCATATTAAAGCCCTTACGAACAATCCCTTCTTTTGTAAATCCAACCCCTTTTATTAATCTTTCGCTTCTTTTCTTACCCTCTACAGTAACCGCTGTGATTCTACCACACCTTAACTGCTTAAAGCAGTAATCAAACATATACCTAATAAAACGTCTTTGACATATTCTTGGTGTACTCAAAGCTAAATGTATATATATATTATGTCCATCATAATCAGTAAATAAAATACCGCCAATTACCTTGCCATCTTCTACAAAACCGATAAAAGAAGATGCTTCCTTTAACTCGTAAACAAAAGCACGTTTGCATACAAAGCTAGTTACAGATTCTCGCCATGTTTCATCAACAACAGCGTATATCACTAATAGTTTCCGCTACCTAACATTGTTCTTTTAACATTAGCCTCTTCTTCTACACCTCTTGCCCTCGTCATAATTGTTCTCTGCCCATAACCGCTACCTCTGGCTTTTCTCTCCGCTAAAGTTGAAGTAACTGCTGATGCAGTAGTTGTTCCTCCAGGTGCAACGTAATCTGGATCTTTTACTATATTGTATCTTCCTGGAGTTGATGAAAAAGGAGATATATTTGTTCTTTGAATTTCTGTCCAGCCACCGCCTCCTCCTGGCGTAACATCTGAATCTTGCCACAGTTGATACATAGGCGCTTTTCCACCACCCAAGCCAGCAGCTTTTGTTGTTTGGCGCACTTTCTTACCTTCGCCTTTTAATTTTTCATAATGTTCTTTAGGATCAAGATAACCTTTATCATACTGATACATGTGTCCTGGGCCTGCAATAGCACTTGCTTTTTGCTTGCCCTGCGCGCCTGTAAACATACCTGTAATTCTACCACCCATTATATTTCACCTTTTAATTTCCTCTTTGTCCTTGTAATAGGATTTTCATATTCAGTAGGAACAGCATAACGCCTAGCACCTTTTTTAATAGTAGTCCTACCTAAATTTTCTTCGGCTCGTACTGCCTTATAAAAGGTAGAATGATCCGCCCTTTTTAAATGCAGATAAGACATCTTAGGTAAGCCTAATTCATAAGCATCATCTTCATCTACAGGTATTACTGAACCATAATGATATTCACCTGATTTTTCATCCCATCTTGGTACATAGGCAGAATATTCTGGATTAGCATAAACACTTGCCCAATCATAATCACCAAAAATATCGCCCTCTGGCCTGTAAGGTTGTTGTATAGCGCTTTTACCGCCCATTTAATCTTTTCCTCTAAGTAAAAACATTAAATTCAGAATCAGTTTTATGTTGCATGGGTTCATAATTTTTCATTCTAGTCTTTCTTAACGACATTACACAATAACGCATGGCAGAAATCAAATCATCATGCAAGGGTACTATCTTGCCATCCTTTCTGTGATACATACGCATCTCTTCCATAATAGCAGTTTGGTTATTAAATATAAGCAATCTCTGTGTTTTCATTCTGGTTAGCATTTCCATAATACCTGCTTCAACAGAATTACCACCAGTACCATCTCTAGCCCCAGGTTGAGGCGGATTGGTAAACCAGTCAGCACACATATTTACACCTTCGGCTCTATATTGGTCAGTTAAATTTTTACCACTACCCTTATCTGCTTGTCTGCCATCCTGTGGCCAAATAACAGGTATCCATTTACCTCTTGATTTAATTGCACTCGCGTGTACAGGTACAGTTTCTTGGCGCATAGAATAAGAATCATAAACATAAATAATATCGCTATCCCTGTCCCATGCTATCCAAACTGCTGCTGTTGGGTGATCCCAACCAAAATCCAATCCACATAAACGCGGCCAATACTCAGGTATTTCTAATGGTTCGCAAGTAATATAATTCTCAGGTACAGGGAAAACCAAACCAGAACCTAGTTGTGGTATACCTTGTTCACGCATTTTTCTCTCATGCGGAGGTAGGGCTTGTAAGATTTGCTCTCTAATACTCTTGGTCATATGCGGAGCATCATCCCATGTTGCCTGAATAAGCGCTTGTCCTTCCTTTAAATCGTTTACAAATTGGGCAACAGTCTCGGTCATACCTTGTTCTGGAGTAAAAGTCATATAAACAATTCCGCCTTTATCCGCTGTTCTGGTCAAAGCCTGTGTATAAATACCAGCAGGAGGTTCTTCATCCAGCCAAATTACATCAACCGATTCCCCCATCCATTTTTCCTTACCCATTTCATAAGCCTTAAAACCTATTCTGGAATAACCGCCTGTAACGTGTCTTATCGTTACCGAGTTCACCGCATTGGGGACACCTGCTTTTCTAACAGTCTCGCCAATTTTATCTTTAGGGATTGTGCCTTTACCTTTAGCACCTGGATC